TCTCAGAAGTATTATGAATAAATATCGAAATAAATTGGTCTATGATTCTGCTACCGGTGAAGTTCGTGATGACCGAAATCACCTCCATATGCTTGAAGATTATTGGCTTCCTCGTAGAGAGGGCGGTAGGGGAACCGAAATCCAAACCCTACCCGGTGGTGAAAATCTCGGTGAAATGGAAGATGTAGAATACCTTCTCAGAAAGTTATATAAATCTCTAAACGTTCCAATATCTCGCCTAGAATCAGAAAATGGGTTTAATATGGGGCGATCTGCGGAAATTACCCGAGATGAGGTTAAATTCTATAAATTCATTGATAAACTACAAAAAAGATTTTCTAACTTTTTCATTGATATTCTTAGAATTCAACTTCTTTCTAAGGGCATTATTACTGAAAAGGATTGGAATAGCATCAAACAAGATATATCCTTTTCTTGGAATAAAGATAATTATTTCTCAGAAATGAAGCAAAATGAACTCGTACGAGAACGTTTAGACATGTTAAATATCGTAAATGAATACATAGGTATGTATTACTCTGTTGATTGGGTCCGAAAAAACATTCTACAACAAGACCCAGATGAAATAGAGGAGATGGATAAGCAAATCCAAAAAGAACGAGATCTAGGTATCATTAGAGAACCGGAGGAAGAAATTTAAATGAACGAATCAACCCAAAAAATGCTAGAAGCACTCGCCCACGACGAAATGGATGCTTTTGCAGAAAATTTCGACCTCGCCTTAAAAGAAAAGGCTTCATTCTACCTAGACGATATGTCTAAATCTGTGTCTAAAAACCTTTTCTATGAAGAAAAGGTTGACGAAGATTATGGACGAACTGGAATTAATACCGGCATTTATAAGTTCGAAGACGAGAATAATGCCAAAAAATTCTTCGAATCCGCAATTAATTCCGGAATAACAAAGAAAGATTTAAGTCTACAAGGATCAAACGTTCACGTTGGTGATATTGCAGATGCGGATATGGAAGAAACATTATATGAGTTAGCAAAACAAATGAACGCTACCTTTACCGAAGAAAATGATTCTTTTGTTTCAGTAATGTCTGCTGTTCTTTCTGAAGGAAATGATATTATAATCTCCATTGAAGACAATTCTCGAATAAAGTTAACACCAGGTGTGGTCAAAACTATTACAAATCTTCATGATAGTTTGAACAACGAGAATCAAAAAATTCTAAGAAAAACAATTTTCGAATCTAGAAGTTCATTTGAAAGAATTTCTAAGTTTGCAAAAGAATACCTAAAAGGAAACTGAAAATGTCATCCACTAAAAACCTAATAGAAAATGTTTTAGATGATAATATCATTGGTGCTAAAGAAACAATAACAGATATTCTATATTCTAAAATGTCGGGTATTCTAGAAAAGAAGGAAAGAGATTTTGTTTCCACCTTTTTCAATTCAGAATTAAACGAAAAGAAAAGAGAATATAGTACCCGAGAAACCATTTATGGCATGCCCAAAGATGAATATATGAAACTTACTGATGAGATGAAAAGAAAAGTTAAAGAAAAATTCTACTTTGAAAAAGAAAGACAAAAGAAAGCCAAAGAGAAAAAAACACATCGAAGGAGAGTGTCTCGATGAAACTAATCACCGAAATGACTGAAGATGTTGAATTTTTGACAGAAAAGGCAGAAAACGGCGAAAAAAGTTATTTTATTAATGGTGTTTTCATGCAGGCTGAACAAAAGAACCGAAATGGACGAGTTTATCCCGGTTCTATTTTGATGAATGAAGTAAAGCGATATAATTCGGAATATGTGAATAAAAATAGAGCATTGGGTGAACTAAATCATCCACAAGGACCAACAGTCAATTTAGATCGTGTTTCTCATATGATCAAAGAACTTAATGGTTCTGGAAATGATGTTGTGGGAAAGGCAAAGATTATGAATACCCCAATGGGCAAAATCGTCCAAAATCTCATGACTGAAGGTGCTAAACTAGGCGTTTCTTCCAGGGGCATGGGTTCATTGAAAATGAACAATGAAGGTATTAATGAAGTTCAAAAAGATTTCATGCTTTCTGCTATTGATATTGTTGCTGATCCATCTGCTCCTGGAGCCTTTGTTGAGGGTATTATGGAAGGAAAAGAGTGGATATGGGACAATGGGATTCTAAAAGAAAAAAATATCTCAGATTATTACAACAATATCAAGAACACAAGTAGAAGAAATCTAGAAGAAAAAGCATTAAATTTATTCGAGGATTTCTTATCAAAAATTTGATTTTTATACATAAAATGAATTAAAGGAGTTTTTCCGTATGTCAGACAACATTCAAGAAGATAATGGTAATGTTCAGTCAGTTGCCGACTTTATCACCAATAAATATTCTCAAGTAAATGAGGGTGGTCAGGGAGCACAGGTTGAAATGGATGCAGACGGCAAATCGTCGTTTGATGCAGAAGGTAAGGGACCAATGCTCCCCGATCCGGAAAATGCAGACGTTGTAAGGAACCGCAAGTCAATTGAGCCCAAAGGTGGTGTTGCTGCTCCTGAAGAAAACGAAGAAGACTCTGAGACCCGTAAAGAACACTTGGATGTTCTTTTTAGTGGTGAAGAACTTAGTGAAAAGTTCAAGGAAAAGGCCGAAACTATCTTCGAAACAGTCGTTTCGGAAAGAGTCTCAGCAATTGAAACTTCACTAACTGAAGAGTTTGAAACAAAACTTCAGGAGAGTACAGAAGCAATTCTGAATGACCTCTCTGAAAAATTAGATGATTACCTCAACTATGTCGTTGAACAGTGGCTCAAAGAAAACGAACTAGTCGTTGAACGAGGCATTCGGTCTGACATCACCGAAAACTTTATTAATAACCTAAAGAATCTCTTCGAAGAAAGTTACATTGATGTTCCTGCTGAGAAATATGATTTACTTGATGGTCTCTTCGAACAGAATGAACTTCTCGAAAAAGAACTAAATGATGCTGTCCATAGCAACAAAGAACTCATTAACGAAATGAGCAATCTTAAGAAGATGGAAGTGTTTTCTGAAGTCTCAGACGGTCTAGCATCAACTGAAATTGAACGTCTTGCATCTCTAACTGAAAGCATTTCAGAAGAGATTGACGTTGAAGAGTTTAGAAATAAACTAACCACAATTCGAGAAAGTTATTTCGATTCAAGTACTTCATCTGAAGTTCATGACATTCAAGAACTTACCGAAGAGAGCACAAATCCAGAAATTATAACCGAATCAACCACTCCATCCGTGATGGATAGGTATGTTAACACACTAAGTCGCCACTCAAAGGCAAACAAGGTATCATAAGGAGAAAAAAATGAATTTTTCAGATACAACCCCCTTTGATGCTTTGGTAGAAAAGTGGTCCCCAGTTCTGGACCACAATGAACTACCATCCATCGAAGATAATTATCGTAAGAAAGTTACGGCTGCTATTCTTGAAAACCAAGAAACTGCTCTTCGTGAGCAGGCTATCAACGAAACAGCCGCTTCAACAAACGTCATGGGTGGCAACTTTAGCGACCCACAGGTAGGTAGTGCAGGCAATCTTGCTGGTTATGACCCAGTTCTAATCAGTCTTGTCCGTCGTTCTATGCCAAATCTTATGGCATACGATATTGCCGGTGTTCAGCCAATGAGCGCACCCACTGGTCTTATCTTCGCAATGCGCGCAAGATATGATGATCAGGAAGGTTCTGAGGCTCTTTATCAGGAAGCCTTCTCGAAGTTCTCTGGTGAAGGAAATACCTCAGAGGGTGCTGCAACTGCCGAATCACAAGGTATTGATCCAACTAGTTCCCCGGCACTTGCTGGTTTCCGTGCAATGCTCACGGCAACTGGTGAAGGTCTTGGTGCTGATAGCGGAACGCATGCCTTTAAGGAAATGGCATTTAGTATTGAGCGTGTAGCCGTACAGGCTAGAACCCGTGCCCTCAAGGCAGAATACACCACAGAACTCGCACAGGATCTCAAGGCTGTTCATGGTCTTGACGCTGAGACTGAACTTGCTAATATTCTTAGCACTGAAATTCTCGCTGAAATTAACCGTGAACTTCTCAGAACCATCTACACAAGTGCAGAATCAGGTGCCCAACACAGTGATCTCGTCACTGGTGGTGGTACTTATGACCTCTTGCTTGACTCAGATGGTCGTTGGTCCGCAGAGCGTTTCCGTGGTCTCATGTTCCAAATTGAACGTGAATGTAACGTAATCGCCAAGAAAACTCGTCGAGGTAAGGGTAACTTCATCATCTGCTCATCAGATGTTGCTTCTGCTCTTGCAATGGGTGGTTTCCTTAACATCTCGCCAGCACTCAATGTCAACCTAGACGTTGATGACACCGGTAACACCTTTGTTGGTGTCTTGAACGGTAAGACTCGGGTCTATATTGATCCATATGTCCCAGCGGGTGCTGATTTTGTCTGTGTCGGATATCGTGGCTCTTCGCCATACGATGCAGGTATTTTCTACTGCCCATACGTTCCACTCCAGATGGTGCGTGCAGTTGGTGAAACTACATTCCAGCCAAAGATCGGGTTTAAGACTCGGTATGGAATGGTCGCCAACCCATTCTCCAAGGGTGCAACCGCAATTGACGGCGACGGTCTCGGTAACGCTGATAACGTTTACTACCGTCTCTTCACGGTTGGTGGTCTACACGGTCACACCGGTGGCTTCTGGAACACTTGATAGTTCTAGAATAACCTAAGAAATCAAGGGGAGTCCTTCGGGACTCCCCTTTTTCTTTTTACATAAATACTATAAAGGAGATTGTATAGATGCCCAATTATGGATATACTGCCGGTGTTCCTGATTTAGATTATGTGAAGAACCCAAGACAACCAGATACCAATAACTATCTGGCCAACAATTATTTTAAATTTGAATTTACCCGTTTACCAACAGTAACATATTTCTGCCAACAAGT